TTGGGACCCAAGACAGCCACAGCTGGGGGCCCTGATATAGATTCAAGTGTTATGAAGATGGAAGGCGATACGTCAGGTGTGTCGGCTGTCCCTGACGATTTAAATTTAGGCTCGGGCAGTTTATTTGCACCAGAAAGTAAGAAAAACAGACGTTTATTGGTTTTATCTTGTAGTGACACAAAATGTCCTGATGTTGGGGATAAAGAAGCGATTGACCGTTATCTGGGTCCCGTGTTTCAAAGTTTAAAATCAATGGGTATCCCTTCGGATGTTGATGTAGCTATAATGTCTGCCAAACACGGATTGATAAGGGCAGATACTCCTATAGAAAATTATAATGACAAGATGAGTCCTAAGAAAGCAGAGTTGTTCAAGCAAGATGCTTCTCAAATGAATAGGATCAAAAATACTTTAGAGGGCTATGATAATGTTATTGTTCAGGGAGGTAAGGATTATAAGGATGTGATACAGGCGGCAGTGGGGGATGCTAAAATAACTGAAGTTCCCGGCGGTCGAGGTATTGGAGACCAAAGAAAAGATATGAAAGAGGCTGTTGCTTTTGGTAAGATAGATACACCTGTGTATCATTTTTCCCGTAACACGGACCCTGGTTTTACTAAGTTTGATCCAGACAAAGCCCCGGCTGCCTTAGACGGTCTTGGTATACATGTAGGATCCACCCCTAAAGCTGCTGAAGATAGGTTTATGGATTTAACTTTTGGTTTTGGTGGAAGACTAAACGCAAGAAATTTAGCTAAAGAAAAGGGTATTGATTACGACACTGCCATAGGACAAATGGGGTTACCTAATGTTGAAGGTAATGTAGGCTATCAAAAAATAGGCTCTGGTCAATTTTCACTACCTATACCAAGAAAAACTTTAGGGGGATCTATACCTTTAAAAGCAGACCTAAGTAACCCTTATATACCCGAAGGTAATTTCAAAAGAAGTCAAGATCCGAAACAATGGCAAGAAAGTGAGCTAACAGATCATCTTTTAGATAAGTATAATGAAGATCGTGGAACAACCTTTACTATGCAAGATTTGGTCGGAGACAAACCAAACTTTCCTTTTGGGGACTTTCGTAAGTTTATAGGAGAGTTTCGAAAAGATTTATCAAAAGAAGGTTTTACGCATCTTCCGTATTATAATGATGTAGAAGATGTAGCGTCTACCTCATATATAATGTTGACAGACAGACCAAAAGGCAGCACTAAAGTATTACAAAGCCCCTTTGCTAAGAAAGATCCTAAAAAGTTTGATGATCCTGATATAATGAAAGAGGAGGGCGGCGTTGTCAGTTTGAAAGACAAAGCAGTAAACATGAACCGCGGGCCACAAGGTATTGAACCTTTTATAAAATTCATGGTATAGTACCTAAAAGGAGAATTACATGGCAAGAGAACCAATAGGCAGCATGATGGAAAATGTCCCATCTCAATTAGATGAGGATGAATTAGCTGCTGAAGTAGAAATAGAGATGCCTGACAGTCTTGACATGGGACCTATCCCAGAAGACGTGGAGATTATGGAAGAAGATGATGGAAGTGTTGTCGTTGATTTTGAGCCACGAGATCAACGAGGCACGACTGAAGACTTCTATGCCAACTTAGCTGAAGAGATGCCTGATGGTTTACTTGGAAAGATTGCGAGTGAGCTGACAGGTGAGTTTGACGAGAATAAGAGCGGTAGACAGGAGTGGGAAGATGCTTTCGCCAATGGTTTGGAATTACTTGGGTTTAGTTACGAAGAAAGATCCCAGCCGTTCAGAGGTGCGAGTGGGGTTACTCACCCGCTTTTGGCGGAATCGGCAACGCAGTTCCAAGCCCAAGCCTTCAATGAACTGTTGCCCCCAACTGGCCCCGTGCGAACTACTGTGCTTGGATCGAGCACTCCTGAAAAAGAAGATCAAGCTCAACGAGTAAAGGAATTTATGAACTACTACATAACTTGTGTTATGGAAGAGTACACTCCTGAATTAGATCAGATGTTATTTTATTTACCGTTAGCGGGTAGTACGTTTAAGAAAGTTTATTATGATGAGAACTTAGAACGAGCTGTAAGTAAGTTTGTTCCAGCTGAGAATTTGATTGTACCTTACAACACCACGGATCTGGAAACTTGTCCTAATATTACTCAAGTTTTGAAACTGAGCTTAAATGATTTAAGAAAGCGGCAAGTTGCTGGTTTTTACAGGGACATTCCTGTTATACCTGCACAGGGCGAATCGGGAGCCCTGAACGATGAGCTAGAAAGAATAGATGGAATGTATCCATCTCAGATAAATTATGACTGCACTTTATTAGAATGTCATGTTGATCTGGATCTTGAGGGTTATGAGGAGCTAGACGAGGACGGTGAGCCGACAGGCATAAAAGTTCCTTATATTGTCACTCTTTCTCAGGATAATGGCCAAATTCTGTCGATTCGCAGGAATTTCAGGGAAGACGATGCAAAGAAGTCTAAGATACAATATTTTGTACATTACAAGTTTCTTCCGGGTTTTGGTTTCTATGGACTAGGACTAATACATACAATCGGTGGTTTATCGCGAACCGCGACTGCTGCACTAAGGCAGTTGATTGATGCAGGCACGTTATCGAACTTACCAGCAGGTTTCAAGGCCCGCGGCCTACGGATCAGGGATGATGACGAGCCCTTACAGCCGGGAGAGTTTAGGGATGTAGATGCTCCAGGTGGTGATATAAAAGCAAGTTTAATGTCATTGCCATTCAAGGGACCCGATCAGACCTTAATGCAGTTACTAGGCTTTGTAGTTGATGCGGGACAACGATTCGCTACCATAACAGACTTGAAAGTAGGCGATGGTAATCAACAGGCAGCTGTGGGCACGACTATAGCGATGTTGGAACAGGGCTCACGGGTCATGTCTGCGGTGCATAAGAGATTACATTATGCGATGAAATTAGAGTTCAAGCTCTTATCTAAGGTGATGTCTGAGTTTTTACCGGACGAGTATCCTTACACAATAACGGGTGTTGATGGCAGTATAAGAAGACAGGATTTTGATGACAGGGTAGATGTACTTCCTGTTTCTAATCCGAATGTATTCAGTCAGGCACAGAGGATATCTTTGGCTCAGACTAAGATGCAGTTAGCTACGTCAGCTCCTGATATGCACAACATGTATGAAGTGTTTAGGGACATGTATGAGGCTTTGGGTGTCAGAGATATAGACCGGGTCTTGAAGAGAACACCAGAGCCGGAGGCTATACCAAAGGATCCTGCTCAGGAGAACATAGATGTTTTGGATCAGATTAAGCTTACTGTTTTTGAGGGTCAGTCTCATGAAGCACATATAATGGCACACATGGTTTTTGGATCTACACCTCTTGTAGCTCAGTCTCCACAGATGGCGGTGGCGTTACAGAAGCACATAATGGAACACGTTAAGATTGGAGCTCGTGAAAGAGCAGCTGTTGACTTAATACAAATGGGAGGTGGTCAGGCTATATCTGAAGAACAGATGATTGATATGGAAGCGAAGACCGCTCAATATGTTGCAGAAGGTATGTCTCAGTTAAAATCTTTAAGTGCTCAATTAAGTGGAGCTGGTCAGCCGGATCCTTTAGTACAGTTGAAAGAGAAAGAATTACAACTAAAGGCGCAAGCAGAACAGAATGATTCTCAGGTAGACAGGGCTAAACTAGGGCTTGAAGAGAAGAAGGTCGAGCAGAGAAGCGAGCAGTTTGATAAGCGAATACAGAGCTCTGAGAGTATAGCTAAGGCTAGAATTGATTCGTCTATGCAACGTGAATTATTAAAACAACAAAACAACCAAGGAGGTCAAGGTGGCTAAAGAAGGTGATAAAAGAAGTGAAAAGGATTTAAGAAAAGAATTTTTTGATGGTCCAGCTTCAGATTCTATGAGCTTTGAGCAGTTTTTAATAAGAGAAGGTCACGGAGATAAAGTCAAACCTGTTAAAATGGCGGATGGTGGGGAGGTTTTTGCTCCTAATTCTGACTATTACAAGGATCTTCTTTAGAGGTGACCGCATTTCTTTTGGCATGTACTTTAAATGGAATAGCCACGGGTGGTATTCACTTTGAAGATGTCAATATCTGCATAGGTTTTAAAGACAAACTAAACAATCAATCTTTTATGAAAGACAATACGCCGCAAAGATATGAATGTATGTGTAAGTTAGTGCCTTTCGTAGACAAAGAGAAAGTGAGGGTTTACTAATGACAGAAGAAAAAAAGAAATTAATAAATTTAGACATTGGTCAAAACAGTTTTGAATTATCCTTGAGAATATTAGGGAATGAATTTGTTGCAATAAAAATTGGTTCTACTAACTTTAGCGGCAAACTAATAGCTGGTGGTATTTTATTATTATTTTTTACCTTAGTTTTGTTAGAAGGCTTTGGTTTAAATGAGGTGTTGAAACAATGAATGTAGAGACTTTTCTGAGGTGGAAAATCCTCCCAAGGTTAATGATGCTCGCCAGTACAGTTATGTCTTGGAGATGTGCTGAATGGTTTATGGAATTGGATTCTCCTACTGCCGCTCAGTCAGCTTTTGTATCTGTGGTTATGGGTGTAATGACAGGTGTGTTTGGTATATGGATGGGTCACGAACATAAAGGAGATAATAATGTTAACAGCATTGATAGGACCGGTAAGTAATTTACTTGGTAAGTTTATAGAAGACAAAGACATGAAGAATAAGTTGGCACATGAGGTGGCAACTATGGCAGAGAATCATGCACAGGAACTAGCTAAAGGTCAGCTAGATATAAACAAAGCAGAAGCTCAACACAAGTCAATCTTTGTGGCGGGCTGGCGACCATTTATAGGTTGGACTTGTGGTGTAGCACTGTGTTGGCATTTTGTATTAGCTCCTATAACTATATTTTTGTGTGCATATATTGGAGTTGCTATACCAGAATTACCTACATTTGACATGGGATCATTGATGACAGTGTTGATGGGCATGTTAGGTTTAGGTGGACTTAGAACCTATGAAAAACAGAAAGGTTTAACAAAATGATTAATTGGATTAAAAAATTATTAACTTCTTCTAGTAGAGATTTATCGAAGCATAGACTTCACACAACTAAGTATCAGGACTTGTGTATGTAATGATTCGCGTAAATTTAGAATTATTTAAATTTTTTAATAAGATCTCTAGTTATTTTTATAGAAAACATGTTACGGGGTTGAGACGTGTCCAAGGACGTTGAACTTTGTTATATTCACAAGATGGCTTTTCAAGAAAATATTGTTGAAGAACCGGTGCCTTTTGCAGGAATTATAAAATTTGTTGAATATAGATGTCCTTTGTGTCAGAATACGTTAGATGATATAGAAAGATATACGATAGAATAAGAAGATATTAGGTTTTTATATAAATGAATGAGATTTATCTTGCACAAGCTGTATTTAGGCTTATAAAAGAAAGAAGAGAACTTATTCGTGAGACGTTAGAATTTGATAATGTAAAAGATATGATGCATTACAAGGGTCTCATGGGAGAGTTAAAGTCTTTAGATTTTTTAGATAGTGAAATAAAAAATCTTTTAGAGAAGCAAGAACAAGAGGAAGTTTAAATGGAAACATCGGCAACAGAATTAAATGGGGCTTATGTAGACCCAAAAGACAGAGTTTTAGACCCTAATTTAATAGAACAAAGTTTAATAGAAAGAATGCCTCAACCTACGGGTTGGAGAATACTTATTTTACCTTACAGAGGTAAAGGTAAAACCGAAGGTGGTATTTTATTACCAGATAAACTAGTAGAAGAAGGACAAGTTTCTACCCAAGTTGGTTATGTATTAAAAGTAGGATCATTAGCGTATAAGGACACAGAAAAATTTCCAGCAGGTCCTTGGTGCGCGGAAAAAGATTGGGTAATGTTTGCCCGATATGCGGGATCTCGGTTTAAAATAGATGGCGGAGAAGTCAGAATTTTGAATGATGACGAGATTTTAGCAAAAATTATGGACCCTGAAGACATTTTACATTATTAAGAGGTAGATATGAGCGGAAAAGAAGCACAAGCAGAGTTAGACTTAGATTTAGGAGAGGAAGAAGGTCCTGATGTTGAAGTCACGGTTGAAAGTTCTACTGAAGACCAGCCGTCTGCAGAAGTTGATTCGGGGTTTGAGACCCAAGATTCTGAAGATGAGTTCAAAAAAAGTGAGAATCAAACTCAAAAGAGAATTAATCGACTTACAAAAAAGATGCGGGAAGCTGAAAAGAATGCTGAAGAAGCTACTAGGTTTGCGCAGTTAAAAGCTAAAGAAAACCAAGAACTAGCTCAAAGATTAAATCAAATGGATAACAACTACGTTGATCAATATAGTGGTCGCGTAGAATCAGAATTAGCTCAGACAGAGTCAGCTTTGAGAAGTGCTATGGAAATTGGTGACACTGAAGCTGCTGTAGCTGCTCAGAGAAAAATGACACAGCTGGCTGTAGACGCCGATAGAGCGGCTCAGGCTAAGTTAGCTAACGAGAGAAGACAAAAGGTGGCTGCAGAACGTCCTGTTCCTCAGCAAACAGTAGCTCAACCTGCTCCAAGACCGGACCCTAAAGCAGAGAATTGGGCACAAAAGAATGATTGGTTTGGCGAAGATAGCGCCATGACATATGCGGCATTTGGTATTCATAAAGAACTTGTTGAGTCGGAAGGTATTGACCCGAAGAGCGATGAGTACTATGATACATTAGATAGACGTATGAAGGAAGAGTTTCCTCATAAGTTTAAAGATGGATCTCAGAGCAAGCGACTCGCCCAGACGGTTGCTTCTGTTAATAGATCCTCGGGAACTGGGCGCAGTAGTGGGAACAAGGTTAGATTAACTCAAAGACAAGTCGCTATGGCGAAAAAACTTGGAGTAAGTCTAGAACAATACGCAAAATACGTTAAGGAGTAAAAAATGGCACAACAAGACGATATGTTTGAAGGTTCTATTAAACGAACTCCTCGCGCAACACAGACAAGGGAGAAGGCGGCAGCGCGTAAGCCGTGGGCTCCACCATCCATGCTGGATGCACCACCCGCACCAGATGGCTTTAAACATCGATGGGTAAGAGCAGAAACTC